GATATTAATAAAAAGGGTTACACATGTCTAGAAGAGTTATCGATATAGGTGTCGTTGGAAATGACGGAACCGGAGATAGTATTAGAGAGTCGTTTAGAAAAGTTAACGAAAACTTTAGAGACTTATATGCAATCTTCAATAATGGAGATCGTATTACCAGTAAAGATTTAGACGATTTTCCTAAAGAGTATTCAGCTCAACAAATATTTGTAGTAGCTAATACTGGTGATATTGTCAACGCTTATGATGTCGTAGGCGGTCTTGGTATCGGTATTAACATCACAGATAACGGAGACGGTACTGGTCAATTAGAAATTGCGTCTACATCATCTGAACTAGAAACAGATGATAGTCCAAGTTTAGGCGGAGGATTAAATGGCAAAGGCTTTGCAATTGCAAATATCGCAGACCCTGATCCAGGACCTATTGAACAATTTAACTCTTTACATAACTTAGTAGGCAGTGCTGCTATTACTGGCGACGACTTTGTAACAGATCGAAGATATAACGATCATAGATATAATCCTAAGGCATTGAATGGAGCTGGCCAACCTGCAAGAGCGAGAAACGAGCCACCTGTTGGTACAGGAACATGGACCATAGTAGGATGGGAAACTGTGAGTTCGTTAGGACCAGGACTGGCAAAAGTAGTTGGTCACGGAGCTACTGCTAGTATTGATGGACACCGAATAAGATATACAACCACTGGAACTCCTGCTACTGGATTAACTAACGGTGGACTTTACTTTATTAGGTATGTGGATGATGATCATTTTAGCCTACATGCAGATCAGAACAGTGCATTAAATTTTGGCAAACTAGGAACTACAAAGATTCTTGTACCAGATGGTTCAGGAGTAGGTGTACAAAAAATCATCGATGCTTCTTATGATGAACTCTTACAAGGAAGATGGTTAGACGACGAAATACTACCTCGTAAATCAGTAGTAAGACGTCAGGGCGACACCATGACTGGTGCATTAACTTTACACGATCATCCTGCACCATTACAAGGGTTTGGAACTCCGAACGGTGAGGATGATTTACAGGCAGCTACAAAGTATTATGTTGATAACGCTTCACACAAGAGCCCGACAAATCTATTTGTTAGCACGGTAGGAGACGACAATCAAAGAGCTACTCCAGCAGGAAAGGAAGGAACTAGTTTTGCCTATGCTTATGCCACAGTTGGCGCGGCAGCTAGAAGAGCAGAAGAATTAATTTCTTTAGCCAGCGAAGAACTAGGAAACTATGTTCAAACTATACAGTATACTATTGGTAATACTATTAATAATAGTACCCTTACTCCCGGTTCGTATGAAGTTATTTCTGGTACTGGATATACTGCTACTGTAGAACACTTATTAGAAAATAAATTTTTTATTCAAGAAGAAGTGGTTGCATATCAAAATTATCTAGTCGATAATGATTTAACTGTAAACCTTCCTGGCTACGGTGATGTTGACTGGGAAGGTTTTATTTACAACGAAGAGTTATGTAAAAGAGATATAGGATTAATTATTGAAGCTGTCTGTATCGACCTTATAGTCGGTGGTACTTATCAAACACAACAAGCAGCAAAAGCATATTACAGAAGTGCGAGTGCATTAATTGCAATTCAAACACAATTAGGACATACTTTAGTTGGATTAGATAAGATGATTCAACTAATTCAATCATCGTTAGATAATCTGGCGCCGGCTCAATACTATAACAGTACCGCTATTTTTACACCATATCCTACCACTCCAGCGGAATTTAACGTAACTGATGACATTGTTCAAATAAGATATGACGAAATTATCGATATTATTAAAAACGGTTACGATAATATTTTAACTCCAACCTTTGGAACTGGTGTATTTAGATTTACCTTTAGTAACGGAGGCAAAGGCTATGTTGATCAAGGTAATCCGGCTAACACAGATATTATTGCAGGTAGACTAGTAAGAGGAAAAACTAGTGGTGCAGTTGGTAAAATCTTTAGATATGAAAGAGATGCTATTGCAGGAGTTGATCGTATTAGTTGTCAATTACTTAGACCAATTAATTTCGTAGAAAGCGAAGAACTAGAATACGGCGAACCTGTTAAAGATCTTAATATCACTATTAGAGTAGAAAGCGGTGTTTATTATGAAGATTATCCAATTAAATTATCACAAAACGTTTCTGTCAAAGGAGACGAATTTAGACGTGTGATTATACGTCCCAACAACAGGCTAAGTCAAAGTCCATGGGCTAACACATTCTTTAGAAGGGATATAGTTTTCGATGGTTTGAGAATAGCCAATTTTACAGGTCCGAGTATAGCAACTAATGTAAAATTATATCCTGGGCAGGCGCCTGTTTCTGCTGGAACTTTTATTGTTAATCAGCAGTATACTATCGAAACTGTAGGAACTACTAACTGGACTGCTATTGGGGCACCTATTGGGTTTGCTCCTGGAACTACATTCACTACTACAGGTGCAGGTTCAGGTGATGGTACCGCATTTAGGCCTGCAACTCTTACAGGGTTGATTCAAGTAACATTATCATCTGGGACTTCATCCAGTTCATGGGTTGGACAGGTTTGGCAAGGCAACGGTGGTGAAGGCGTAATTAAATCGATCGGTTCTACTACATTTAATGTAGAATTACACGATCCAATGATCATTAGAGGTAGCATCGCCGGGGGTAGTTGGAGTATTAGACCAGTTGTAGAATTTGGTTATCATTATCTACACAACCCAGCATATGATATTAATATAGGACCAAGTTACAGCAATCAAGGAAATTTCACGAGTGCTGCTCAAAAAATTGGTAGCAGTAAACTTATTATTGCCAATGCTGTAACAGTTTATACTTCGGGACTTGGGCCTTCATTAAGTCCTAGCGAAATATCTAAAAGTGAAAGAGACATCGGTTATATTATAGATGCTCTAGTTAAAGATCTAGAAGCAGGCGGAAAAGAATTTTCTTTAGAAATACAAGGAAAATATAAAGATGTAACTTTGACTCCTAGTTGTATTAGTGGAATAAGTTATATTGCCACATATATTAACACTTATACTATTCCTAGCGAACCTCTTGCTGCTCAAATAGTTGTTAACAATTTAATTTCTACTATTGCATTTGCGTTCGATCCTGCATGGAATCCTGCTAAGAATAATAAAGAAATGGATATATTCTTATGTAATGATGCAACGATAGTACGAAATTTAACTTCGCAGGGGCATGGCGGATTCATGATGGTGTTAGATCCTGATGGGCAAATTCTAAGTAGATCTCCGTATGCACAGACTGTTACTAGTGTTAGCGGTAGTATTAATAGTCAAAGGTTTGCAGGTGGCCAACTCATCGACGGATTTTCTGGCAGAGTGAGAGCAACTGTTAATAGTTTTTATGTTACTAGTGGTGTACAAATTTTAAATTTAACAGGAACTGATTTACAAAAGAAACCTTTACAAACTCCTACAAGTTTTTATATTGCAGATAACAGATATCAAATTGACAGTGTTAGTGCATATGATCCGGTAGCAGGTAATGCTGCTGTCTTATTAAATCCCAGTACCCCATGGCCTACTAATGATCCTGCTACAGAAGCTAGAATTACTGCAAGTATTAGTGACGGATCAGGCGGAGCAGGAACTATACTCGATGTTACTTCGGTAGGCACAGGAGAATTAAGACTAGGTGGAGCGATATCAGGAACTGGTGTAACTCCAGGAACTACTATTACCGGTTTTGGAACAGGAGTCGGTGGCGCAGGTACCTACACAGTAAGTGTTTCTCAAAACGTTCCTAGTGGTACTCAGATCACTCAAGCATCTATACCATGGGTGTATCCAAGAACTCCAATTATTGATATCGAAACCGCTGGTTATAAATCCATGTTAGCTAACGACTTTACACAAGTTAATGACCTAGGCTATGGAATTGTTGCAACTAACAACGGTTTAACTGAACAAGTTTCAACATTTACCTATTATAACTATAGTTCATTCTTTGCAAATAACGGATCACAGATTAGAGCAACAAACTGTTCAAGTGCTAATGGCGTTTATGCACTACGAGCAAGAGGTCAAGATCCAACAGAGATCGCAGACGATGTTACCACTGTGTTCAAGCAGGTTCAATCTGCAAAAATCTTTATTACAGGAGTAACTCCATATCCTAACGTTCCTAAAGGAGATACAAGTTTTTATCTATATGATTATTTGTATCCTCCATTTAATATTAGTGAAATTGAATTTAGACACCCTGTGGAAGGGTTTACTAGATACGAACTTACAAGTTGTCAAAAGACTGGAGTAGCAGCAGGTGTCGCGGTAGATGAATTAACTATCGGACAAGATTACATTATCCAACATGTTGGAACCACAGACTTTACAGCTATCGGTGCTACTGCAACTGCATCAGTTACTGCCACTATCGACGATGGGTTTGGCTTCCCAGGAACATTAATGAATGTATCCGCTGTAGCGTCAGGCACATTGACTGTCGGGTCTTATATTACTGGAACCGGTGTCACTCCTGGAACTTTTATTTCTGCATTCGGCACTGGGTCTGGGGGCATAGGTACTTATACTGTTAGTACTACACAAATAGTTACTCCGGCTGTGAGTATGACTCAACAGCCAATACCAGGAACTTCATTTACTGCTAGTGGCGCAGGTACTGGAAATGGTAGAGCATGGAGATCATATGCTATTGGCAATATCACAAATGCCAGTCCAGCAGTGGTAACAACTAGTTCGGCACACACATTTGTAAATGGTAACATGGTAAGGCTTATTAATGTAGCAGGAATGACTGAAATTAATAATCCTACCGGTAATGTTTATTATGTCAAGTATATTAATGCTACGCAGTTTAGTTTATATCTTAGTCAACAATTAGTTACACCTGTGAACAGCACACCATATGGTGTGTATTCTGCTAGCAGTGACACTGTGTACGGTGGTAGCGAACTGATGAAAGGCCAAATGAGTACAGCTGGTACAAGTGGTACAAGTGCTAGCGGTGTTCAAGAAGCTCTTTCAAATAAAGAAGTTGTTGATGTCAGAATGTTACAACAACAACAATTTTCTAACTTAGACGAAATACCAGTTACAAGACCAAGTACAGCAATTATTTTTGGTAATCAACCTAATACTGTTTATAGGTCAATTGCATACAGTACAACAGCTCCTAGTGCATTAGGTGCTATACCTACATTGAATGCAGTTATCTCAACTGACACAAGTTTTAGTTATTTCTTACCTCAAGTAAGTTCAGCTAACATTAGTACTGCTGATCCAGTAGCTGCAACTCCAATTGCCACAACTGTAACTTCAGGAACAGGCAGTCTAGTGACATTAACTTTTGCTGCACAGCCTCAACCTCCTTTTGCTATTGGATCACAAATTACAGTAGCAGGTGTTACGCCTGGAACATATAATGGAACATTTATTGTAACAGGATGTACTACCACACAAGTACAATATGCAGGAGCAGGTTCAGGAGCGATGACTGTTGCAGGTACAATAACTGCTAATAGAAAAATGGGCTTATACCCTGGCGATATACGACTTGCAGTACTTGAAATCACTGATGTAGTAACTATTGATGCATTAAACACAGGTAAGTTAATTTTCTCGTATAGAGGAAAAACACATCGTGTTGTCAGTTACACATCAGGATTGGGATTGACTCCTGCATATATTACTATTAGTAATTTGGATAACAACAGTAATTCGTTGTTTAATATTAACTTTATTCCAGTATATGGCGCAGGTATCCAAGAAGGATTTAGTACTATACAGGATTTCGCTTTACGAGCAGGCTTCCAAGAAGGAGTATCTGCTAAGATTACTGTAAGAATTAGTACATGTCGCGTAACAGGTCACGACTTGTTAGACATTGGTACTGGTGGATATAATAGTACTAACTATCCAAGAAATATTTTTGGAGACCCAGCACTTAATAAAAACCAAGCACAAGAAGTATTTGAAGAAACTACAGGTCGAGTATTCTATGTCACTACTGACCAAGATGGTGTTTTCCGAGTAGGAAGATTCTTTAAAGTTGACCAAGGTACAGGTGATGTTAGCTTTAATGCTGGTATCGCACTTACTAACTTAACTGGTATTGGTTTTAAACGTGGTGTAACTGTTAATGAGTTTAGTGCCGATGATGAAATGCAAGATGCAGCTCCGGATACAGTACCAACAGAACAGGCTATTGTAAATTACATCAGTTATATTCTACACTTAACAAGAAATGGTACTGTGGCTAGTAAGTTTATTGGACCAGGCTATATGCCAAGAAATGGTGCAATAGGTGCAACTGCCAACATGGACTTAGGTGGTTGGCAAATTAATAACCTACAGGCTCCTACATTAGATGATGACGGTGCAAATAAAGCCTATGTAGATATCAAAGTTGCAGAAGTAGACAGTTTCTATAAACTTAAAGACGTTGAAATTAATAATCCTAAAGGAGCAGATATTGTATTATATGTTGGCACTGGCGACAGCAGCACATTAAATCTATTCCAAAATGCTGAAGTTGTAGGCGACGTTGAATTAGTTTTTGATAGTAGTGCTAATCAAGTAGCAGCTACGGTTACCGCGGGTGCAATTGGTAATTTACAAGTTGCTTTAGATGCTGCAATTGATCAATTTAAAATTATTACAACTCCTGCGCAAACATCTACTGTAGACGGCGCAATCAGTATACCAATTACCAGTATTGATCCAAGCACCAGCACTGGATCTGTAGGAGTATCACCAGGATATGCTAAAGTAAATTATAGCTCTATAGGTGCAAGTGCTCCATACAGCATAGGGCAAACAATTGTAATTACAACAGCAACACCTCTGGACTACAATCAAAGTTGGACTGTGACTGCATCAACACCAACATACACTGTTATTTCTTCTGCTGTTACTGCCACTTATATCAGTGGAGGAAACATAACACTACAAAGAGGAACTGTATTATTCGATAATACAAACTTTGAAAGTACTAACAGTGGGTGGGTGGGAATTAAAAATGGCGGAGTTAGAAAAGTTGAAATTGAAAACTTAGCTAACAATACTGTGTTAGCCAATATCAGCGGAGCTGCAACAAGTCCTCAAGAAGTAAGTCCAGCTGATATACTTCAACGAGGAACATGGTTAAAATTTAATGGCTCGGTTGTTTCTGGTACAGAATACTCATATACCTTTACTCCTGGAGGTGGCCCACCAATAACAGAAGCAGGCAGTGCATTTGGAATGACTCCAGTGACTATATCTGGTGCATCTAATTCTATTGTTAAAACATTAGGTGGTGCAGGAGATGCAGGTTATATCGATATTAAAGGTATCAAGATAAGTTCTAATGAAGCATTAGTACTTAATACTGCAACAGAGATGTCATTTAAAACGCCAGGTGGTGTTCCTATCATAACATGTGAAGGATCCTATGACGGTGGAGGATTGGCCAGTGCTGTACCGGTTGAAGTATTAGGTCAATGGACCTTAGGTCCTAGTGCAACATTAGAAGCTACCTTTGCTGACTTAGCAGAATGGTATAGTGCAGACAAAGCATACGAACCTGGAACTGTTTTAGTGTTTGGAGGAGCTGCTGAAGTAACTACTACAAATATCTTTGGCGACAGTCGTGTAGCAGGTGTGGTCAGTACGGATCCAGGGTTTAAAATGAATGGTGCACTAGAAGGTACAAAATCTTGTATAGCACTTCAGGGTCGAGTTCCATGCAAGGTAGTGGGCAAAGTACGCAAAGGTGATTTAATAACCACTGCGGCTATTCCAGGCTATGCTGCTAAGGCTATTAATCCTCAAGTAGGTACATTAATCGGAAAAGCTTTAGAAGACAAAGATACTTCAGAAGCTGGCATAATTGAAATAGCTATAGGGCGTGTATAATGACAAAACAGATAATAAACTTAGGTACACCTGATAAAGGTAATGGCGACCCGTTACGCATAGCATTTACTAAAGTAAATGAAAACTTTGACGAACTGTATACTGCATTAGGATTAAATGGTGATGGCACATTAAATCTCGGAGCATTTGAATTCACTGGCAGTACTATGTCAACCACAGACAGCACAGCCATTGTAATTGATCAAGCTGTCACAGTCTCTAGCGATTTAAATGTTGGTGGAAATATTGTTCCAAACACAGCCAACGGAGGAGATTTAGGTAGTATTACAAATCCGTGGCGTAGTATATATATCAGTAACAATACCATATATTTGGGTGGAGTGCCTTTAAGTTTAAACGCTGATAATAGATTAGTTGTCGATGGCGATCAAATAACCAGTGGAACAACTGTAAGCGAAACTCCGCCGGATAATCCTAGTCTAGGAGATTTATGGTACGATGCTGTTGGTGGGCGTGTCTATGTCTATTACGATAGTATCTGGGTAGATGCAAATCCTGCAGGTACTATTAGTACTAATGAATTAGTCAACGGTGCTAACACAGTAAGCCTTGGTTCAGATGGTGTGTTAACATTGCCTGGTGGTCGTATCCGTATTGGCCCATCACTGGATTCAGATGCTATTATAGCCAACGAGGACGAAGTATTTGCTGTTGTAGCACAAGGAACAAATGGCGCAGTTCAACTAGTGTGGATAGAAGATCTAGAAAACGCTTACACCAGCAACCTAGCGGCTGTATATGTAAATTCTGGAGGTCCAGGTAGTGTTAGAATAGCAACAGGTGCCAATGGCGGCCCTGGACCCAATTACTGGGAGTTTAACAACAGTGGTGCGTTAACATTCCCCCAAGGCACCACAATTGCCACCGCTGACGGAACAGATGCATTTATCATAGACGGTGCTGCTGACAAAGATGTTCAAATATATACCTACAGTGGTGCTACTGCTCGCGGATGGACCTTTGGCACAGATGGTACGTTAACCCTGCCAGCAGGCACCACTTACGAATATTTTAATACTCCGCTTACAGGTTACGGTGACGGACTTGCCCGATTAGATTTTTCATTAGTAACTGACGGCGCTTCTGCAAGTTGGCTAGCTGCTTTGCCTAGTCCGGCAGGGTCTGGTTATAGCATAGGTGATACATTTACATTTGATGCAGAATTTTTAGGTATTCCCGGAGCCAGTGTTACTATTGAAGTACTGTCAATTGGACCAGGCGGGAGCATTGACGAATTAGGATTTACAATTCCTCCATTGTATCCAGCAGATATTTACAGAGATAGTCCTATTAATCTACAAGTAGGTGCTACTACTAATCGCTGGACATTTGGCGCAGATGGTACGTTAACATTCCCGGACACTACTGTACAATCTACAGCCTGGACTGGCATTACAGGGTTTGGTGAAGGCTTTACTGACTTATTAGATGCTGGAAAGATCACTACCAGCAAACTATACAATGAAAATCCCAATCCAGGACTTAACAATCAATACACATTAGAAGTCACTAATGGCGGTGTTGTTGTATTACCAAATGGTAGTATTATCAATGGTAGCACCATTAGAGGTGTTGCTGGTACTGGAGAATTAAACTATACAGGTATCACTATTGGGCCTAACAGTAATGATGCTGAAAAGACCTGGATGTGGGTTGATCATGCAAATGCTTATATTACTACCAACAATTTTGCAAATACCTGGACATTTGGCAATGATGGTGCGTTAACATTGCCTACCGGTGGACATATCGGTCCGAGTGGTGGTAAAGGCGAGGGTACTACGTATGGCGGCGCGAATGACCATTTAGTAAGTTTAACCAGTTATT